TTAAAAGATAGAAAATACTTGAGGGTTAGACAATTTGGATTATGGGCAGAGGAGAGTTTGAATAAAGAAGCGTTTGTTGACCCCGAGTTAGTTATTAATGCGGTTAATGTTGTGTTATTACGTGGGGAAAGAGTGATGCCCTCTTCCTAATTTGATGCCATTCCAGTGTAACATATAAATGTTAGCCTTTGTGAATTCAGTGCTAGCTGCGTCTAATGCGGTTCTGAATGCGCTTATTTCTGATAGTATCGATGAGTCTATTGTGCTGATGGCTAAATTATAATTGCCCGCGCCAGACATATAGCTTGTTTTTGACCCTATGTCAGTGCCAGAGTGTATTACGTATGTGGTGGACATTGGTTGAATATTGTTAATAGATCTAGTGTAATGGCCATTAACTGTGAATGTAATTACTTTTTGGGCAAAATTTGGCTTAAATAATACTGGTCCTGTTAGTTTAATTGCTGCGACGGCTCTTAAATCTTGTTCTATCATCAGCGCCCTACGCTGTATAAATCTGATGATTTCCCACCTTTTTGTAGCAGTGGTTGTAATGTCAGTTTCGATAAATACAGTAAATGGTACGAATTTTTGACCATTGTCCTCATTTATCCCTGGGGAAAATGGACTGTCGAAAGGTCGAGAAGCATTTATTGGCAGACTCATAATTCCTCCAGTTATAATATTTTTGAAGGTAAGTATCTAAATAATATGATAGAAGAGTATTGTATTGATTTGCAAAAGAAGTTTGATAAAATGTTTGACGGATTATATATTAATATGAGTATATCTGCTTCGCTCAATAGCAATGGCATTGATTTAGTATGTTATTCGATATTTTTTAGAGGTGGGGTGGTGTTGACGTACGGTTGTTTGAAGATTACTGATCCATTGCTTGAGTCTACATTGGTTGCGTTGGCTCAAGACAATATAGATTATTATAACGATTGCCATCTACATGAGTCATTTGATGAGATCGGCAAGATGAAGGGGAAGTATGAATGGGCGACGTTATGATATCGACTGAATATGTCTATGACAGACTAAAATATCATTTGAAGGCAAATGAATTGAGTGCCGATGGTGATGAAGACAATATTGAGTCTGATGTCCATGGCTGGAGTATCAGACATACATCTTATCCTGGTAAATTAGTTGCGTTATTGTATTATGTTAATGATGGCAGAATAATTTGCGGCGCCAGCAACGAAGTATCAATTAATGGTCCAAATTTTGATGATCGTGTAAGGAAATTATTTGACGATGTTGTTTGGTACTTGAAGAAAGAATATTATAATATAGATTGTTAAGTCTTTTTCCGTTTCTTTATATTATTTGCTGCTTTTCTTTCTTTTAGCATAAGTTCTTCTACACAGTCCGGACATATTCTAATTTCTGTTGTTACGTCTACTCTGAATGCTGTTACTAATGTGGCTGGTGGCCATGCTGTTTCGCATAGTTCACATAATTCAACCATTAATGGAAGGTTGTTTGGGGAGTGTTCTACATCTTCTCCCATGGTCTATCTCCCAAGCTGGCTTTGATTGTTTTGTCTAATGGAGTGATTCTTATTAACACTGGCCCGAGGGTTCTTGGTGCGTAGCCAGCTTTACATTCATATGTTGTGTATCCGCTGCCCCACCCTTTTTTCCATGACCCGTGCATTACTGCTATAGCGGGTTTGGTTACGATTTCATGCCACTTCAAACTTGGTTCAGTGCGGACGCGTTCGTGTATGCTTATTCTATGCCCGTGTCCTACCATTACTAAATCGGTGTGGTAGTCAGCTAATAATTTGTCTAGATAATTAGTGATAGATGATGGGGAGCCGCCTTTTGCTCCGTGATGATAATAAATTTTTATGCAGTTAACTACTCGTCGCCCTTGTATAAATCGTAGGCGAATGAATCCTTCGTACTCACCATCGGCAGGTGGTGTTAGTCTATTTAGATTTTTGTCGAGTTTAATGAATTGGGCTATTCCACTAGAATTTTTATTGCTTCCTAATGATTTTAACAACTCAATGTGGGGGCAATACTCTCCGCGTGTCCCACTTTTTAGGTCGTGATTACCAGTGCCGCACATTGAAATTTTGCTGGTAATTGGTTTAATTAGTTCTCTAAAGTCTTGTGTTTCATGTTGTACTACGCATGCTAGATCTTCTGGTTTGTATGACTGGTCTATTGCTCGTGCGTCCCAACGTTTATCTGAAGTGCTTATGTGTTCGCCGACATCACCTATTATCAATGTTATGACGTTTTTTGATTTACTAATCCAATCTACATATTTTTTGAATCCAGCGCGATCAAAATCTCGTGCCCCTACATGAGTGTCAGTTATTGTTGCTATTATATATTCATCTTCTGGATTATCTATAGGAACGTCTATAGTGATGAGTTCCATTTTTCCTCCATATCAATGTTATATTTGGCTAAAATTTGCGTAGCAAAAAGATTCTCGGGTTATTAAATACTATAGGTTAGTTTGTTAAGTAGCTATTCAGTTATTGAATCATATAATCCCAAACATAAATTATGAGTTTTACAATACGAAATATGCTTGAAGTAATTGGGCTTGGTAAAATCCAAGTACCCAATTGTGAAGCGTCTTCTGAAGTGTCTAGCTCTACATTTGAAGTTAATAGAGCTAAATACTGCAAGAATACTATGGTCGATTTATCTGATGTTTTAGCAGCCATACCAGGTTCCAGGGTTATTTATTTAAATAATACTGGTGGCACGTTGAAGAAGTTTCTAGTATTACCGTCTGGACCGCCGCGACCATATGGTTGCTCCGGTGATTGTACAGTGAATGATTGGTATCAAATAATAAGAGACATAGCTAATGATGAAGATACACCTAGTAAGTCATCATCATGTGACACATTCAAGCATATGGGCTGTGACGTTAGCAAGGCATTTAGGGCTGGATAGTTATGCCATTATATAATTTTAATCAGAAATGCGATAATGATGAATCTCGCGATAGTCTGCCAGATTTTAGATCTGACATTGAGAAGTTGCATACACCATTAGGTGTTTTTGATAACTGCAAACCAGATTTAGCTATGTATGAGAGGTTGGCTGAAGAAGTCATTAATATATCAGGTGCGTTTGTTACATTATTTCTTAAATTGCCTTTGCAGGGCTCTGAGAGAAATCCTAATGATATTTGGGATGAGGATGCTGATCCGGTATATGCGAATGGAGTTATATTAAAAGCTTTTGTTAAATTGAATGAATTCCAGTTAGAATTAACAAAATTCGGCGTAGATGCCCCGTTATCGGTAAAAGTAGTATTTGCCAGGACGACCCTTGGAAAAGCAGTTGGTTATGATAGGATGTTAGCCCCTGGTGATGTGATAGAGGTTCCATATAATAGGGCTAAGATAGACTTGCCGTTAAGATTTAGAGTAAAGAATGAATCCGACGCAGGTAATATAAATTATAGATGGGTATATTATTCAGCTGATTGTGAATTAATAACTAGTGATAAGTCACTTAAAGTTCCGTATCAGAATAGGACATTTAGATGAGTTTAGAGAAAGATATTGTTGATAAAGCTTTAGATAGAGCTATGAGCATAATAGTGGCTTCGTTGAAATCTAATGATGTAAGTTATCTTAAGAATTTGGGCGGTGGGGCTGATAGTGAAGTGCCATTAGAAACAGTGGCGCAGCACATAATATGTGATAAAATGAAAGGATCAATAGTTTTCGATGGGTCCGTTGAACATGTAAGAGAGTATAATAGAGCTAGGATATATGGTAATTTGTCTCACATTATCAATAATAATTTGACAGCTGACAATTTTATCTCAATATTGAAAGAGGTTAATTTTAAATAAAAATGAGTCCAATTTACGATTTTACCGGACCACGTAACACACAAGTTCCTGATGGATCTATATTACCACAATTGGTAAATCATCCTGATCTTAATGTTATACCTCAAAAATTTGAAGATCCTATAAATAAGGACACACTTGATGTAAGGAATAATATTCAGGCAGGGTTCTTCTATCAAGACAAGGCTATATTGAATTATTTTCAAGATTTGGTTATACCTACATTAGATGCTACGAAGAAAGTGGATGTAAGGTTGGCTGGCGGTGATAGGACTATATTGTTCTGGAAGCAACAGTATGGTAGCGAATCTGGTAGAATCCAATTGCCAGTTATCTCCATAAATAGGACTGCTATAGCTAGGGATGAGACTAGATTTTCTCCAGCATATGTGCCTGTGTATAATTATTTTGCTGATCGTGATGGTACGCGGATGGTTAGATTATTCAGAGAATGGCCGTGCAATATCGAATATCAGTTGTCTATTTGGGCAGAACGAAAAAGAGATTTAGAGTATATAGCATATTTAATAATAACCAGATTCAATCCATTAGCTGAATGGATTGTTGAGGATCCTCAATTAGCTGGTAGGGCGCAGGCTAAATTTGGTGGATTTAACATCACTACTGACATAGATGCTGCTGCTGATAAACAAGCTTTCCAGAGAGCCGATATTAATATTACAGTTATGGGTTGGCTGCCGTTGCCGACTTATATTATTACACCTACGGTGTTGGGCAAAGTAGCTACACTCAATGAGGATGATGGTACTATACTTGGCACTATATTGGATATAGTTATGGTAGCTGGCAACAACCCAGGGTAAACATCAAACATAATGATGAGATCGGAGATCAATATGGCGCGGCCTATTACACAGCGTGAAATCCAGCAGCAAAAATTAGAAATTTCTGGGTTTGTTAATATATTAAATATTAGTAAGCAGGCTATACATGTTCAACTCAAGGCACCACCGAATGTTGATTTTTTTGCTGGGGAGCAGACAATTCCATTGATGCCTGGGAAATTTACTAAATTTCCACGCAGAAGGTTATATATGGATCAGGTCACGAATTTACAGAAGAGCGGGAAATTGAGGATATTATCATATTCAGACAATTAATATGGGTTAGACAAATATATTATAATATAAAGCGCTGGAGGCGTTAGAAATGGCGGTTTACCTCTCACCAGGAGTATTTGCAGTAGAGAAAGATTTGAGTGCTCTACCGATAAATACCTCCGGTATTGTTCCAGCCTTTATTGGCACAGCTAATAAAGGACCTCTGAATACACCCACTTTAATTACGTCATCTGAACAGTATATTGATACATTTGGTGAACCGTTCCCTGAGTCATACTTAGGATATGCTGTGTTAGCGTACCTAGCTGAGGGCAACATTGCATATGTGACTAGGATTGGAATAGAATGTGACGATGGACAATCAGCTGACTTGTCAGCAGTATGTGTTGATACGTCTGGTAATAAAATTGGTGGGTGGGGAAGAATCCCATTATTTGGTGGTATTGACTACGGTAAGATTTATCTTAGAATTCCCACGGCTGATGCTCCAATAACATTCCATGCTGCATCAGTCAATAATATTGAATTTAATGATGCTGAGTTGTCTGGGACATTTGGTGCTGCTAATGCTACACTTAGCTTTACTGGTGGAGGGTTGTCGAGTGCGTATACTGGCGCTATAGATGACTCATTCGTGATATTGATCACTGGCGACCCGGATTTTAGCGATACCAATCCATTTAATAATGCTACGTATCAGGTAATAAGAAACAGCGATGGTGTTGTGATTTCGGATGGCACATTGGGAGCTGTATCAGACACTGTATCGTCACATATAGCGATAGGTGAAGGTGATGAAGATACTGGATTGGTAGGCAATATCACTATTACTAATGGTGTTCCACTGGGTGTTGGTGACACATTTACGTTTGAGGCTCATCCTGACAATAGATTATTTACGATATCAATTGAGGGTGGGGCTGCGACTACGTTACAATTTGGCGCATTGTCATATACGACTATAGCGGCATTCGTTGCTGCATTTAATGCTTTAGTTACAGCTGAGGATTATATAGCTGTAGATGGCGATGATACTTTGTACATTAGGACTGAGACGGCAGGCGAGACAATACAAATTACAGGTACTGAGGCTTGGGCGTTGGAAGTAGGTGTTGCTAAATGGACGTACGATATTCCAAGATCATATGTTATAGCTACCGATGCTGGGCCATTTAATATTAATACAGCAGGTGATAGAGTAACGTGGGAAGTGTTAAGTGGAACTACTAGAACGGTTGTAGATATAAATGTTCCAGTGGGCTCATCAATATCATCTGCATCGTTGGCTAACACGATACATGCTGGTGGTATAGTTTCTGGCACTAGATATTTAATGGCTATCACTTTTAATACGTCAGACGATGACAGTGTGGTAGTCGTGATGACTGATACTACCAATAAGTATGATCAGTTGAAGTTGTTAGCTGATTATAGCCACTCTGAGACGATTAAATTTGCTGAGAATCTTGGTATACTATATCCGTATACGAATGCGTACAGAGTATTCTCTGATGCTAGGGTAGTTCTTCCTGATGCAGGAGTCGTGACACCATCTACCCCGCTGTCTTGTGAGAATGATCCTGCATCTTCAGCGTGTGCTGCTGATAGTGCATATTATGGGAATATAGTTGGATTCTTGGTTGCGACTTCGCCTGGAACATGGTTAGATGATTTTAGCGTGACGTTACGAAATTATACGAATACACCTGGTTTATATGAATTGTTGGTATATGACAATAATGGTATACTTGCCGATAGGATTCAAAATTTCACGTTTGATTCTAGGGATGATAATTTCATAGCTAGCAAAGTGAATCCAGGGACTCAATTTGGTGGGACTAATGGTAATAAATATGTAAATTGGGAAGACCGTCCGTCGTACTTAGATAACGATGATACGGTTGATGGGTACGAACCAAGATTACCTGGTTTGGTTAATCGTAAAGAATTTGATGGGATGGCTAATGGAATCCCAAGTGATGCTACTCAATCAGCTGATGTTGATGCAGCGATCATAGGAAATCCGGCTAGGGGAACTGGATTATACACGTTTTCAAATTCAGATAAGTACGATATATCACTACTCTGTATACCAGGGGTTAGCTCGGGTTCAGTTATTGCAGCGGCTCTCCAATTTTGTGAGAGTCGTGGTGACTGTGTATTCCTAGTTGACCCGCCATTTGGCCTTAGGCCACAGCAGATGGTTGACTGGCACAATGGTATACTCTTTAGTGATTTAGCTAACTCGCTTAACTCATCATATGGTGCCTTATATTGGAGTTGGGTTAAGGTGTTCGATCAATTTAACAGGACTGAGCTATTCGTTCCGCCAAGCGGTCATATAGCAGCTGTGTTCGCTAGAACTGCTAGAGTAGCTGAAACGTGGTTTGCGCCAGCTGGTTTGAATAGGGGCAGGTTAATAACGGCTCTAGCACTTGAATATGTGCCATCTCAGGGCGAACGTGATGCGATGTATGGCTTCAATAACGCTATCAATCCTATAGCTGATTTTACACAAGATGGGATAGTAGTTTGGGGGCAGAGAACACTACAACGTAACGACACTGCTCTTGATAGAGTAAACGTGAGAATGTTATTAATTGCTATCAAGAAATCTCTGAGAGTATTATTGAGGCAGTTCATATTCGAACCCAATGATAAATTCTTGAGAGCACAGGTCACTAATGTATGTGACTCGTTTATGTCCACAATAGCGGCGAAACGTGGTGTGACTGGTTGGAAAGTAATATGTAATGATACGAATAACACTCCAGCAAGGATTGACAGAAACGAAATGGTAGTTAGTATATTGATCAAGCCGACACGTGCAGCCGAATTTATTGAGTTGAATCTTGCTGTTCTACGCACTGATCAATCTTTTTCTGCGGAAGAAGTTTTACAAGCTGCAGGGGTAGCCTAACTTTAAATTTATTGTAGTCTCCTGTATTTAGCGCCCGCAGGTAACCTGCGGGCGCTATTTTGTCAGTAAATATTGTTAATGGCTGGTATAAGCCACGATGAATGTTTGAAATT